CTTGTGTGCTGCCATAGCATCTCTAACCCCATAGCCTCCCATTAGCCCAGGAGCCACTGTAGATAACTCAAGTGCATCTGCTGTTTTGCCGGCAATTTTTTTAGCCATTGCTCCTGCGGATTTGAGCTTTGGGCCAACTTTAGTTTTTACACTCGAAACCGCGCTCTTGAGGCCGCTAAGTAGTCCTTCATCTAATTGATTTTGAAGTTTAGTTATTTCATGAATTTGCATCAGTTTTCCTTACGGTGCGAGTAAACTTGCCTGGGTCGCGAAGCTTAATGGCATTGATTAATTTGCGTGTAAGGTTCTCTGCTTGCTCTGGGCTATAGGCAGTATCAATTTGCTCAAGTAAGCGTATAGCACTGGTGATAATATTATTGGCACGATTTTCAATGATATGACGATTATCGTGTTCTGTGTATAAATTTTCTAATTCTTCTAGAATACTACGAGTTTTCTTTTGCATTTTGAGCGAGAACCTTTTTATTATTTATTACTTTTTAGTGTAAGGGCTCTGCTTTCTAATTCTGCTTAATTTGTCCTAGTAATGCCTTTAATTTACTACTTTGTACATCTGCTGTGATTTTACCAACTTCATCTGCAGCTGCTTCTACTACTTCGCCAGAATTCACACGACTTTGTGTTTTAATACTTTCGTAAATATTGGACTTTTTAAATGAATTTACTGGTGAGGCTTCTTCGCCTGGGTCTGTAATACGCATGGTCTCGATGTTATAGTCTAAGTCAATTTTTTGTCCTACTCCAGTACTACTACGCGATTTCATACATTGTATTTGATACTTGCCACGCTCACGCATAGCACGACTTGTAAAAATGCCAAACACATTATCCGCGGTATTGATCTTACTAATACCACCCGAAATATGACTATGGTCAAATTCAATTTCTTCTACCGCACTACGATTCAACTGACTAGCTGTTACAAATAGCACATTAAGTTCTTTGGCCAAGTTACGCAGTTCTTCTGACACATACTTGTCTTTGACAAACAGGTCATTTGGACTAACCTTGGCACTGACTGGCATCAACAAGTCCAAGTAGTCGCACATGATAAAGTCTACCTTAATGCCTGTTTGCACTTGTACTTCTTTAATATAACTACGGATATCATTAATATTACTCTGTGCTGGCAACGCTTTGATACGATACTGCCCGGCTTTTTTGCCAAACAATTTAACTTTAAGTTCAGTTTGATTAATATCCTTGCGAATTTCTTTTGTACTCATGCCTGCTAACATTGCATCAGTACGCAAGGCACATAGTTCTTCAGAGAGTTCCAAACTAACATATACCCCAGACAATCCGGCCTGCATCCAACTCAATGCAATATTCATCATGACCAAACTTTTACCCGACCCAGATCCGCCAGCAAAAATGTTTAGTTCACCACGACTAAATCCACCATACAAAATCTTGTCCATCTGTGGCCAGCCAGTGCTAACTTGTCCGCCACTATTAAAATATTTGTTAATACGGGCTTGCGGGTCTGCAAAATAGTCAGTGCCCATGTCTTTAGTCAAACTAATTTGGACTGCATCTTTGATTAGTTTTTCTACCGGGTCATAGTCGCCCTTTTCTAGTAAATCTGCTGATTTTAAAATTGCTCGTTCTAGTTCCTGCCGGCGAGTAAAACTTTCAAACTCATTCATGAACCATTCAAAATGCCCTTCATTTAGTTCTGGCACATGGGCTAATTTAATTCCAGTTGCGGCTGTTATTTGTTCGGGTGCTGGAAGAGTTTTAAATTCATTACTGTGCTTGGCAATAAACTCTGCCGCAGGGCGCAAACTTCTATCAAAGTTTTCTGGATTATAAATGTTCTGCACACGCACGTACGACTCTGCGTCTTGCAACATCATTTCTAAGAATAGTTTTTGGACATCAAGCCCGTAATCTTTTAACAAGTTGTTTTTTCCTTAGTTCAATTTTAATTTTACTAGTTTCTTTAGCTTCTAATATAGTTAGCAAAGTTCCTAGTCTGCCCATATAAATCACTGCATCGTTTATATCTTTAACACCATCTGGCCACTCGGGCATACTTACCGCCCAGCCCAATTCTACCGCACGGTCTACTAATTTGATACCGGCTTCGTCTTGATCTGGGACTACAATTATTTCTTTTCCTAGATTGCGAATCAGTTTAACCTGAGCATCATTAATTTCTGCATGTAATACTGCTAGGCCGTTAATACAAAGAGCATCAAACACACCTTCACAAACAATGGCATATTGCCAGTTGGCATGCTGTAAATCTGTACCAAACACATACCCATGTTGTATGTCTTGTATGTACTTAGGAGTACGATTGTCTAAAAATCTTGTGGTGTGTCCTACCACTTGATTATTGTGTGTGAACGGAATTATAATCCCAGGCCGCGGCATTGTTTTATATAAAAATGGATAGTCTAATGGAATATTGCGTTGGCGCAAATATTCTTCGGCCGGTTCAGTAAGCAGATGAGTGTCGGTTGGAAGATCGCGTCCTTCAAATTCTATATTTTGTAATTTCTCTGCTATTTCTTGTCGGTCGGAAAGTAGACCTGTAATTGATTTTTGTTTTAAACTTTCAAGATTTATGCGTTCAATTTCTTCGCCGGGCACATTTAACCATTGCAAAAATTTTCTTGCTTTGAATGTTAAATTGCGACCTAAAATAAAACTAGTAGTATACCCACAATTAAAACAATGATAGGACCATGAACCGTCTGGTGTAGTTTTTATGCCGCCTCGTTGACGCTTATCTATATTCTCCCCATTGTGAATACAGCAAGGGGCATTAAAAGAAATCCAGCCCGAACTTGTATTCTTTTTGCGAGACGGTAAAAAAGAGGTTACATCAATCATACAACGATTATAACATAAATCCTTGGTAAAATCAACGATTAACGATACAAGAGGTTAACAACATGTCCGGTGGTAATGGCTACAAATGCGCCTTGATTTTGTGGAGGAACCGGATAGGCCGAAGGATTTACTCCACCAGATGGAACTGGCCAATATCCAGAACCACCAGTTACGACATTGATAGCTGCAACCGTTCCATAGCCTATTCCTTCTTGTGGATGTCCTGGTGGATAAGTTTCGCTCATGACTGCTTCGGCTGTTGCGCCAGCGCCGTCGCCTATGATGTTGATTTTTGGTGGGGCCAAATATCCAGCGCCACCATTGCTGACCACGATACTGGTCAATATACCATCTTCACAAAATGCATAGGCAGTTGCGGGTATGCCTGGTGGCTGTGGCGAAGAGATCACGCTATTATTAAAACACAAACGCAACAATGGATACCATCCTTCAATATTCATATGAATGGTTCTAGTTTCGTCATAGTAGGTAGTTGATTCGGTAATGTTATACCAAAGACTTTGATAGTTTTCTGCCCACTGTGCTTTAATTGTACCAGTGTATCCGATCAAGTCCATTTGGACTGTGGTCATTGAAGTGCGTGGAACAATAAAACTTGAATAGTACAAGGTATTCAATCTTGAATTGTAGTAGGTGCCATCGCCGGCTCCGTACCAATAAGGACTACCTGGATAATTACCAACATTGGTTCCATCATTGCTAACCTGGCTGGTCAGTTGAGTAGTTGGAATTGTCAGTGGTGACGAAGGTACAAATTGTGGGAATACAGAATTTACCAAATCTAATGGTGCCCTAGCACCGGCTTGGGCATTAGTAAACACCGCCTGTGTAAGGTCTCCGCGCTGGATAGTAATAGAATAGGATGCTGGTTGTGCTTGTAATTCTAAGGTATGACTAGCTGGAATAGTAACTTTTATCTGTCCAGTGACAGCATTAAGAATTGTCATGGGTTCTTCCAGCAACATTACAGTACCAGAAGTGTTGGTTACACGGAATACAAAGGTTGAGCCAATCACATTAACTGGCTTTTCATCTTGGTTGACTAGGGCAAATAACAGTACATTATCAACTCCTAGATTAATGGTTAATCTTTTTGCGTACACAGGGTCATATCTCGCGGTGAAGTATTGTCCACAGTCGCTGACTTCCAGTACTAGTACTTGAGTGCGTTGTTGATATAGATAAGCAGTGGTGGAATACATACATATTATTTACCGATAATAAAATTGGTTGGTTCATATGTATAAATATCTCACATATGGAACACGATACTAATATTTATGGGTAATGATATCTTTGCAAAATTAGCTGAAAAATACCCTTTTATAACGCTATGTACCTACGCCTCCGCAGAATACGTTGGAATTATACAAAATCGAGATGATATAATCACTACAATTTACGACTTTGGCAGCATCTCTGACCTCGAAACAAAAAAACAATTCTTAGAACTAGCCAACATTTGGTGGTGGGAAAGCAACAGAAGTATACCTATCAATATATTTTTAAAACACGAATGGAACCCTTTTAAGATCTATTTGCGTACTTTCGTCAACAAAGATTTAGAAGTATTACACGGCCCAGTATGCAGTTTAAGTGAGCTTGCTCGTAAAAAAAGCAAAAGAAAATCTATAACGCTGGTTCGGCGGGTTGACTAAGCAAGGTCATATGTAATGTTACTAACATTGCATAACTGAGGCTGTGCGACTTTTTAAACACAAATCCTTTGGTACTATCACCATCCCATACTGTTTCAAACACTTCCTCCCAAGGCTTATTTTGCAAGTGTGCTTTACCTGGGCGAATGATCGCAATAAAAGCCGCCATTCTTGGAATACTATCGGGTTTCATATTCTCTAATAACGCGGTATAATTACCCACATGAACTAACTGTTTTGCCCAGGCTGGGTCAGTCCATAATCTTTCCCACGGCGGCTCTTTGGATAATAGTTCTTGATAGTGTTCAGGGCTTTTGATCAGCTGATACACCGACATATTCAGTAAATCAATTTTAAAATATCCACGCTCTTCTGCTTGTTCGTAATCAATAGCAGCACATTGATTTATAGGGTCATACGGAATATCTGTAACATAAATTCCAGAATTATGTCTGCGTACTTGTCCTTGGTGATGTTGTCGTGCTGGTGTAGCTTGAATAAGTTTCAATACCTGTTCGCGATCTGCCAAATCTAAATCAATATCTGCTGACATTACCAACCTGCCTTTTCTAATATTTCTCGAGCATATTCTTGATCGGCTACATAATCTTTAAACTTTCGTTGCCATGTATCGCTGTCGATATACGGCCATACCATACTAATTTGATCTGGACTCAGCTCGGATAAAAATCTTTGTCCTGACTCGCAATTATAAATCACCCAAGGACTAATACGACCGGTAGTAACTGCGTATGCCATGGCATT